GAACAGGTCTAATAATATTATTGCTTATAGTAGTAATAAAAGCAAGATTATTGAAATTATTATAATAATTTCTTAAATTTGAGAGGTCAAAAAAATTACTAAAATTAACAGTAAAAATTTTATTTATACTTGTATAAATAGTATTAATAGTAACACTTTTTAAAAGTATATTTGCTGACAACTCAATATCATATAAATAGTGGTTAGCTAAGTATGGTATAAGTGTAGAATATTTTTTTGCTACATTAATTGGGTTTTTAATAACATTTGCAGTTATGTTTTCCTTAAAATATACTTTTTCCATATTAGGTGTTAAAGCTATATGATTATATATATCACTTTGAACAAGACCAGTTCTAAAATTTCCAAGTGATAAATAAACAATATGTGGTTTGGTTAATTTTTCAACAATTGGTTTTGATGGTGTAGAAACTTGCACATTTAAAAAATATATAGTATTATTGGTATCAAACATAATTTTGCTTTGTGCGTTTTTTGCTATTTCAAAAGTATTTGTCTTAATCAAAAAAGTGTCAAAACTTATTGTTAATGTGTTGCCGCTACAAGTTAGAATAACATCATATTTTATGTTTTTATTATAAACATAATATTTATTGTATATATTGTTATATATAGGGTAAGGAGTAGTGTTATTATTGTATTTTACCAAATTTGATATATTAGAAATATCAAAAAGTCTATTAAAATTGTTTGAACAAACATCTATATAAAGATTAGAAGAATAATCTTCTGATATAGCACTTATTTTAAAGTTTAATTTATTATAACATATATCATTACCTATACTAGAAACAAAAAAATTATAGCTATAATCTCTCAATATATAGTCTTTTACATTTAGTTTATAATAATCATAATTATAATTAGTTGTTCCACTAATAGTATTAAAATTATTAAAAATGTTATTATTTATTATAACATTATTAAAATAATAATTTAAGTGAAACGTTAAATTTTTAGAATCTGACCTTGTAACCTCATTATTTGTTGCAAATATTAAATAATTATTATTTAACTTGTAGTTAGCTACATTATTATTTTTAACAAATAATATTTTGCCATTTTTTTTATTAGTACTATCAGTAAAAAGAAATTTAATGTTATTTTTAATATTATTTATTGTTAATAAACAATTATAAGCATTACTAAATTTGTAATTTAATATTATATTATTAGTATAATTGGGCGAATTATATAAGCGACTATATAGTTCTGCACTCTTTTGGGGCGTAACAACCCGTGTTTTTATAAATATTTTTACACCCTGATGTGCAGTCATTATCTTATTTTGTGTTAAAATAATATAATTATTTTGTGAAGCAGTTAATTGTAGCGACATAAAAAATTATATATTAATTATATTATTATATAATTATTTTTTAGTTAATCATAATTAATCTTATATATTATTATATAATAATTTTTTAGTTAATCATATATAAGATTATATAATCTTATATATCTTATATAATCTTATATATATAATTATATTACTATTTATGATATTATATCCGTATTATTAAAATACCAATTTGAGGATAAATAATCGGCTTTTGTATCTTTGAGATTACTTTTTTTACTTGTTGTAAGATTAGGACCTTTATACAGAATTGAGTTAATTTCAAAAGTTCCTATAGCATAATTATAATATTTTAAATTGGAAATAGCACCGTCAAATCCTCCATTATAATTTACATATAAATTATCATAATTTTGCTTAATAATATTTGATAATTTATGCCGCTTTGTTAAATTACCATTAATATAAATATCAACAATATTTTGCGATGTTACTCTAATTACTACACATACCCATTTTTTTATAGGAATACCGTCCACATATATATCATCATAATAAGAATTATTGTTATTTTCATTATTATGAAAAACATTTATTCTAACTAACATACCTAAAAGAGGGAATTTATCTAGTAAATCATCACTCATATTTTTTTTTCCATTATATAAATATACACCGGGAGAATTGTTTGGTCCAAATAATCCTGAACCTCCTTCTCCTTGTGAATTTGGAGAAGACCCCTTATTAAATACGTGTTTAAAATCTATTGATTCTTTGTAATCTGTATCACTAACATTCATCCAAAATGAATAAGTAAATTCTATTCCTTCATATTCATCTCTACTGCGCAAAATGGGGATTGATGCTCTTTCGCCTAAAGACTGTGTAATAGTTACACCTTCAGTTCCATCTTTTAATCCATATATTAAAAAAGGCGTTTCCGATGGTGAAAAAAAATAATATAATAGTTTACTTCCAATATAAAATAAGAACGAAAAAAGTACTACTATTGCTAATAAAAATGTAAATTTTGCTATCATTGTATTTGATGATAAGAAGTCATTTGTTGATTTTAACCTAGCTTCAGCACTATATGGAATTACTGCGTCTATATTTTTTTTAATATTAGTAAATATACTTTCCGGAGGATTCATAATATTAATATATAAAATTATATATATTAATATTATATAAATTATATAATTTATATTGAAATACTGCCTTTTTCTTTATTATACTCTAAAAAGCTTACTTTTAATCTATATTTATTAAATAATGATTTTGCTAATGATTTATCAATTCCTTCTTTATAAATATTGTATGCTTCTTGTGGATTTATAGAATCATTTTCATAACGAATTCGTGTAATATAGCCTTCAAATCCGCTATTTGTACCGTTATTATTTGAAGCATTAGTGCCTTGAGACATATTTCCTATATATATATTTTTTTTCTCACTTGTACTGTAATAATTTTTATATAATCCATGCATTATAAATGAGTTCCGCAATTTTCCATCTAAATACACATCTAATGTTCTTGCATCAACACTTAATGTTAAGTTGTTCCATTTTTGAACAGGAATGTTTGGTATTTTATATCTTGTATAATTTCTTTTATTGGCATTCGCGCTACTAGAATTAGACCCAGAATTTTTGTCTAAATATGTTTCAATATCAATTAATAAATTATTTTCATATTTATCTAAAGCAATGTTAATATTTTTAGGTTTAAGTTGATTTATACCAATATCTTTTTCTACTTTAGTACTTAGACCGGTTAGTACCGAAGATAGTTCTGGTAATGTTGGAGCACTTGAATCCACCGACATATACAATACATTTTTCTCATTTGATATGTTATTTCCCCAATTATCTATATAAAACCAAACACTTAGTGTAAAATTAGATGAATTATTTTCTGGTATATCTTTTGCCATTATTACATTGCTATTTGATACAAACATTGAAGTAACTGTATTTTGCAATGATACTGGAGCTGCTGCATCGCACATAGCATCATAAATTATGTTTGTTTTAAAAAACAAATTGCGAAGTCCCCATATTACCACAATAATCAAAATTACAACAATAATAATATTAAATACTCCCATATTAAAATATTAATATATTAAAATATTAATATTATATTAAAATATTTAAATATAAAATAGTAACTAAACATTGTTGGTTTTTGTTTTATTTGTTTCCCGATAAATTATATAATAGCTCAATTGTTTGAGGAGTTTTAATACTATCATAATAGCTTATTTCTTTTATACTTCCATGTATTCCCTCATTTTCTCCTATTGTTACTTTGTCGCCTTTAAAATATGGGGTTACGTCTTTTTTTGAACCAACCAATTTACCATCTATAAAAATATCAATATTATTATTATCATAATTAATAACAAAAAACACCCATTTTTGATGTTTTATATTTTTTCCTTCATATATAGTATCTAATTGGTCTCCTTTATTATTTAATGTCCTAGATTTAATAATAATAGATTGTGTTTTTCCATTATAATATATTACTGGTTTATATGCATAATTAAATATTTCAGTATCTTTATTATAAGCAACTGATGTATTTACGGGTTGTGGATTAATATACACAAAAAAACTTATACTGTATGAATAATTATATGGAAATTTTTTAACAACTGTGGGTGGGTCATAAAAACTTGTTTTTATATTGTAAACACCGTTATAATCATTTTTAAATAATTTAAAATTGTAACCTTTTGTATCACTAGTATTTTCTTGTGTTTGTTTGGTTACTTCTTTACTTTCAGGACTAATTAGTTTTGAACTGTCAGATTCGGATGTACTAAATATTGTTGTTTCTTTTTTATTTAAATTTAAATTGTTCAACAAAGCATCAATGGGATTTTTTATATGACTAATGGTTTCAACATCATTTTTTGGTACTGGAACATCCACAGTAGCATTAACATTTTTATTAAGATTTTGATAAATACCAATAACTTTCATTTCGTTTAAATAGTAGGGTCCTGTTCCTTTTAATAAACTGCTCTTGTTTAATGTTCTAGAATAATTAAATAAGAATGGTACAATAAATAATAATGTTATAAGAAATAGTAAAATAAAAAGTAATAAATATACAGCGTTTGGTGTTAATTTAATATCTTTATTTAATTCATCAATAGCAATAACCAATAAACAAGGTATGAAAAAAATTACTTTTTTAATAATACAAGTGTAATTATACATTAGCGAACTCGTTTCTTCATTAATGCAATCTTCACTTGCATTTGATGACTTTATTGAAAAAATTGCGGCAATAATTGCTAATATAACAACTACAATTGTTAAACTTATAATTGATTGCGTAATACTAAATGAATTACTATTTTTTTGTGAATACAATATATAATTAACAATATATAATACACTTATTAATATAAAAAATAATAACCCAATATACATAAACAACGTTAATAATGGTTTTGTATATGTGTCTTTGATTCTATTGTTATCTACATTATAATCTGTATCATAATAACTATTAGAACTTAAATTCTTTGGTGCGTTATTGTATAGTTTTAATCTATCATCTTCAAAAATTGTGCTATTGTTATTATTTCTAAATACTAAAAAAAGAAAATAAAAGATTCCAATACCTAATAATATTAGAGCTCCTAATATTTCATATTGTGTATTTTTTATTCCAAATAAATTTTGATAAGTATTTAAATAATATAGCAGTCCAAATACTAGAGCTATTAATATAACAGTTATGTATTTATAGTAATAATATACATAATTACCTGTTTCATTTTTTTTAAATTTTATTCCGTTAACTATTGTATCAAGAAAAATATTTAGACTATTTTTAAGAAATGCCACTGTTTTATCTGAAATGGTACTAACCAAGCTATAACTTGTTTTTAATATTTGTGCCATATTAAATAATATTAATAATATAAATTAGTAATATAAATTACTAAGTTTGTTAAAAACAATATTATAAGTTTTGATTATAAGTTTTCAAATGCTGTTTTTTTGCCATGACAATCTCTACACAAAGCTACTAAATTAGTAATAGAGTTTGAGCCACCATATTCTAGTTTAATAACATGGTCTACTTCAAACCATGCTGGTAATTGTTTTTGGCAGTCTTTACAATGCCAATTTTGTGATGCTGCCACATATTTCTTTTTTGTTTCGCTCACGCTTCGTTTTGTTGAAGTATTTCCTGATTGTAATATTTTTTGTTGCTGTTTTGTCAAATTAGTATTAATTGACCTATGTAAATTTTGAGACTCTCTAATATTTGTTCCATTACTTAAATTATAATTGCTGTTTAATTCATTACTTATTGATTTAGATGTAAAATCAATAATAGGAGTTATAAAGCTTGCTGTATTTCTATCTATTGGTAAATATTTAATATACCCATTTGTATTATGAACAAAATCTTTATAATTTGCGGGATTTTTTTTAATAAATAAATATATGCATAATCCAACAAAAGCAATTAATCCCATTTTATAATATTTTTCGTAACTTTTAAGTTTTTGTATTAATTTACCTTCAAAATATGTATTTAACAATACAAAACCTGTTATAGTTAATATAAGCAATTCTAATTTCATAGCTAATGTTATTTATTATAGTTAATTAAATATAATAAATATAATAATTATATTAATATTTAATAGTTATTGCAATTATTACTAATATTAATAACACTACCAAGCTTCCAAAAATGTATTTTTGTTTATTTTTACGGTCGTCATTTTTCTTTAGTTCTTGCAATTTATAGTTTTCATAATATTTATTCATTGCTTCGTAATATGTTATTTCGGGTTTTCCTAAATAAGTGTTTATTTTATTATGTATAAAATGAACCCATTTTACAAATGACTCGCGGGAGTCTAAGTATGGTGTAACAGGATAAGCATCTAAAAATCGGCTAAATACATTTCCAATATCACTAATTGGTAAAAATAAAGGTAAGTTTGTTATAAAGTCATAATATTTCTTTTTTGTTGAATCATTGCTATTATTAGGATAGCTGAGTGCAATTGTATATAATACAAACCAATAATGAGGACCCCATATTGTAGGATTTAGTACATTATTGTTTAAATTAGTAGGCATAACTTATAACTAACACTAATAAAACTAATGCGTATTTTTAACATAAAAACTCTTGCCTAATTCATATATTAATTTTATTACTATAACTAGTATTATAACTTTATATAAATTAATTGAACTATCAAATAGTTTACCATTTAAGAATGTATGTTGATTTGTTAATATATGACTAAATACTCCCAATGGTAATAATATTAAATAATATGCTTGTCTATTTAGTCTAGTATATACTCTTATAAATGGTTCAATTAAATAAGCAATAAAAAATGTCATAAATAAATCAAATAATGATATACCTAACCCTGTTGAATTATAAAATGGTTGCTCAAATTGAATTCTATAACTTCGTAGTTCTTTTAAATCCATTTTATATATATGTTATTTATGTTATTTATGTTATTATATTTTAAAATCCGATTTAAATGTCTATTTTAAATAAATATAAAACAATAACACGTTAATAGTTTAACTAACTATTAACGCTAATTATGAGTATTAAGAAACAAGTATTTTGCAACAATTGTGGTAAGTTAGGGCATTTATTCCATAATTGTCGTGTTCCTATAACAAGTATTGGAATTATTCCATTACGAATTGTTAAAAAGTTTAATGCTACTTTAAAACATTTTGAAAATGTTATTGAACTATTAATAATAAAGCGAAAAGACAGTTTAGCATTTATAGACTTTATGAGGGGTAAATATATTATGGAAGATAAAAATTATATTTTAAATTTATTAAATAATATGAGCATAAATGAGAGAATGTTCTTATTAGAAAATGATTTTGCTACAATATGGAATTATTTATGGAATTATAATACAAATAATTTATATAGAAACGAAGAAAAGTTATCAAAAATAAAATTTAATAAATTGAAATGTGGTTTTGTGAATATTTTAGAAAGTTACACTTTAAAAGATTTAGTTGATTTATGTGATAAAAAGTATGATGAACCTGAATGGGGGTTTCCAAAAGGGCGTCGTAACTATCACGAAAAAGATATTGTATGTGGATTGCGTGAATTTGAAGAAGAAACAGGATATAAAAAAAGTGATATTGACATTTTTAATAATATTGTACCATTTGAAGAAATTTTTACTGGTTCAAATTATAAATCTTACAAGCACAAATATTTTGTTGGTATTATTAATAATGCTATTATTCCTATAAACAATTTTCAAATAAATGAAATTAGCGAAATAAAATGGGTTCCTATTGATGATGTATATAGTTATATTAGAGATTATAACTATGAAAAAACTAATATAATAAATGATTTAAATAAATTATTAAAAACATATAGATTATATATATAATGACGGAACCGTCGCAACAACTAAGTATAGAAGAGCCAGATGACTTAGAAACGCTTGGTGAAGCATCAGGTAATGAAGAAGCTAATGGCGAAGAAGATGAAGAGGAAGAAGATGAAGCTAGTGAGGAAGAAGACGAAGATGAAGCTAGTGAGGAAGAAGACGCTAATGGCGAAGAAACTAGTTCTGTAGAAGAAGAAGCTAATGGCGAAGAAGATGAAGATGAAGCTAGTGATGATGAAGATGAAGAAGATGAATCATCTAGTTATACTAGGCCACCAGTTGACAATACTAATAACTTAAAGTTATCACAAATGTTCAAGGAAAATATAAACAAAGTAACGCTAGATAAAAGTGAATTAGAAGCTCTAGAAAAAAATGTTAAAACAAAAACTGACACAAAACACTTTTTGAATGCACTTGAATTATTAAATATGAAAGAATTAAATGAGTCATTTGATAAAAATTATAAATATTTGTATCCTCATTTGGATGATGAATTTTTTAATATTAAAATAGCAAACAAACAAGAGTTTGCTGAAAATAAACTAAGAGTAAATTTAGATTCTGATTTTGAAAAATTAAGTAATGAAATATGTGATAAAGATTTTGAACTAGCACCGCACCAAAAATTTATTAAGAATTTTTTGTCAATAAACACACCTTATAATGGACTATTACTTTATCATGGACTTGGAACAGGCAAAACTTGCTCAGCAATAGGAGTTGCAGAAGAAACAAGAAAATATTTAAAATATATGGGTTATAGCGAACGCATTATAATAGTAGCCTCTCCAAATGTTCAAGAAAATTTCTATTTACAATTATTTGATGAACGAAAACTGGAATTTAAAAATAACATATGGACTATTAATAATTGTGCAGGGCAAAGTATATTAGATGAAATTAATAGCACACATAAAAACTTGACACGAGAAAAAGTAGTTAAAATCATGACAAATATTATAAATAATTATTACTTATTTATGGGTTATACACAATTTGCAAATCTGATAATAAAAAAATCCAATTCTGCAAATGTTGCAATTGTGTCTGAAAGCCTACATAAAAAGAAAGTAGCAGAACGACTGCAAAAGTTTTTTGATAACAGACTAATAATAATTGATGAATTTCATAATATAAGGCAGTCAAAAGATAATACTAATAAATTGGTTTCAAACGAGTTATTAAAGCTAGTAAAAAATGTAAATAATTTAAAATTGTTGTTTTTATCCGCAACACCAATGTTTAATGATTATAAAGAAATTGTTTTTTTGATTAATATACTAAATATGAATGATAGGCGCAGTATTGTAGATATTAAAGATATATTTAATAGTGATGGTTCTTTTCTGGTAAATGCTAAAGGAGAAGAAGTGGGATTAGAGTTATTTAAACGAAAAATAACTGGATATATTAGTTATGTAAAAGGTGATAATCCTTTGAGCTTTCCTTTTAGAATTTTACCAAATGATTTTTCTTCACAAAACAGTATTTTAAATAAACCATACCCACAATTAAAAATTAATGCGGCTCCATTAACACAATCAATAGAACTATTTGATATATATATAAATACTAATATCTCTCCTTATCAAGAATTTATATATAACATTGTGTTAAAAAATAATATATCAAAATTTGATGAAGACAAACTAAATGATATGGATTCTTATGGATATACACTATTACAAAAACCATTAGAAGCATTAAATATTGTGTTTCCAAACAGTAAATTAGAAACTTATTTTGAAGAAAAAATGGCCTCTTATGAAAATAATATTGCACAAGTACTAGAAAATATTAACTTGGAAGAAATAAATAATTTAATTTCTGTTAAAGAAGTGATTGGAAAAGCAGGCATAAATAATATTATGCATTACCAAGAAACATATGCTCCTAAATCACGGCATAATTATGTGTATAAAAATAGTGCTAGTCCCAATATATTTGATATTAATAGTATTGGCAAATATAGTTTCAAAATTAAATCAATAATAGACGCTATTATTAATAGCAAGGGTCCTGTTATTATATATTCACAATTTATTGATGCTGGTCTAATTCCAATTGCTTTAACACTAGAATCTCTCGGATTTACAAGATATGGAGCAAATAAATCACTATTTTTAACACCTCAAAGCGAAGAATTAGATATTGTTAGTTATAAGAAAAAGTCAGAATTAGCACCTGGAACAAAATTTAATGGAGCCAAATATATTATAATTAGTGGCAATGAAAATTTATCTCCTGATGTTGTTGGTGATTTAAAAGCAGCTACTAATACAAATAACAGTGATGGTACAAATGTTAAGGTTATTCTTCTTTCTGCTGCGGGCAGTGAAGGCATTGATTTAAAATTTATAAGACAAGTTCATATTTTAGAGCCATGGTTTAATATAAATAGAATAGAGCAAATTATTGGACGTGCAATAAGAACATGTAGTCATAAAAATATGCCACTGAATGAACGAAATGTGCAAATATTTATGCATGGCACATTATTAAATAATAATGTTGAAGCTGTTGACTTATTGATTTATAGAAAAGCAGAAGCAAAAGCAAAAGTTATAGGTAGTATTAGTAGAATATTAAAAGAACATTCTATTGATTGTATGTTAAATTATGAGCAACAAAAATTTGATGAAAAACTACTTAATAAAACATTGTCTATAACACTATCAAATAATTCTACAATAACTTATAATATTGGTGATAAATCATACAGTCCATTATGTGACTATATGGCCGAATGTAGTTATAAATGTAAACCTGATTTAGAAGAATATAAAACAAAAATGAGTTTAACACAAGACATTGAAGAAAACAATTATTCTTATAATGAGTCTTATTTACAAACAAACAATGAGGCAATAATTAAACTAGTTAGAGAGTTGTTTAAAGAGAGATTTTTTTGCTCAAAAGATTATATTATTAGTTATTTAACTAGTTTTAACAATTATTCAACAAATCATATTAACAATGCATTGGATCAATTAGTAAATAATGAAAATATTTATATAACTGATAAATATAATACTTTAGGTAGATTAATTAATGTGGAAAACTTTTATATTTTCCAACCATCATTATTAAATAATGATGCTACTATTTTTGAACGTTCTAATCCAATACAAGTTAAAGCAGATGGTATACCCTTTGCTCTTCCGGAAACATTTGATGTATTTGGTGATAAAATAGCTAAACAGCCTGAGCAAATTGAAAAGCCTGAGCAAATTGAAAAGCCTGAGCAAATTGAAAAGCCTGAGCAACCGCATAAAATTAAAGAATTGCCGAAAAAATCTAAGGCAAACACAGTTAATACAAAAATTAACTTTGATATATTTGATGCCAATTATTTAACAATTGAAAATATAAACTATGTAAAATTATTAATTGTTGAACTTGAAACTAATTATAATTATATTATTAATGTACCAGACAATAATGCTAGCAATAGCATTGACAATAAATTTATAAGTTATGGAACTATTATTAAATTATTACAAAATAATGATGTATTAAATACAACTGTTTCCCAAAAATTAGCAATTTCTATTTTGTTAGATGAACTTGCATATGACAAAACCATTTTACTTGTTAATTATTTATTAAATAATGGATATAATTTGTCGGGATTGGCTGATTTTGAAAAAGAACTGTTATATTATTATAATGAAAATTTAATAATAAGTGCTAATAATAAATTAAAAGCTCTAATATTAGCAGAAAAGAGTGAATATAAAAATTATACATTGTACATAATAACAAAAAGTAAAACTCCTCATATTAGTGGTTCTAATATGCTATTAACATTAGGACAATCTGAAGACTATGATGATTTTGTTGAAACTATTGCTAATAAAAAATTAGCTTCATCATCATTGGCAAAATCTCTCGGATTTTTAGTATTAGCAGAAAAAAACAAAAAAGAATTTATTACATATTTTAAAATACGTAGCGGCTCAAACAAAGGAGCACGGTGTAGTCAAGCAGGAAAAGCGCATAGCGAAAAAATGTTTGTTGCTATTGGAGTTCCTAATTCTATTATTGAAAAACTTAAAAAATACAATCAAATTACTTTTTGTAATGCTTTGGAAATTTATTTTAGATATTATGATTTAATTAAAAAAGATGAAAAACATTGGTTTTTTAACTTAACTCAAGCATTAATTAACAATTTTAGCTAAATTGTTTTGTTATTTTGTATATATAAAAATTTACTATTAATATATATAATTGAATAAATATTAAATATAAAAATATTATTATATACCAAGATGTCTAAATTAGTAAATAAAAACTATTCATTAAAACAAAGTAAAGACAAAACTTCAATTGGTAAAAGTTTGGCTAGTAAAAATTTGACTGGTAAAACTTCAAGTACCAATTTACATATATATATAAGTTCATTATTAACCCAAAAAATAGTGTTAAATTATAATGAGGTAAATTCTGATTTATTTAACACATTAGAGGTTAAATTAAAACAATTTAATGAAGGAAAATGTATTAAAGATGGTTATGTTAAAAATAATAGTGTGAAATTGTTAACATATTCAGGTGGAGAATTATTTTCAAATAAGTTAGTGTTTGAATGTGTGTTTGAATGTTTGATTACAAATCCGGTGGAGTCAATGATGTTAAATTGTGTAGCAAAATCTATTACAAAAGTTGGCGTGCGTGCTGAATTATTAACGGATGACAATATTAGTCCATATGTTATTTTTATAGCACGTGACCATCATTATAATAATGAAATATTTTCGCAAATTAAAGAAAATGATATGTTGCAAGTAAGAGTATTGGGACAGCGTTATGAATTAAATGATAAATTTATTAGTATAATTGCCGAATTAATTACTATTAATAACTATGGTACATTAAAAAAAGAATTAGAAGGCGATTATGGATTAGAAGTGGAAGATAATTTTGACTCTAATGTAGAACAAACAGTTGGTGGCGAAAAAATTAAATTAAAAACAAAAAGAACTGGAATAAGAGTTAAAAAACATATTGCTTAAACATATTAACTTAATTTTATACTATTTTATACTATTAAATACTATTTAAAGCTATTTAAAGACATACTATTAAAATATTATTTCAATAATGGCTTCAATTCAAGAAAATAACATACATCCTAATGATTTAGACAAATTGTGTAAAATTATTGAACCGTTAGATAAAATACATCATATTGAAATAGCTAAAATATTAAAATCAAGTTCTATTTATTTAAATGAAAATAACAATGGAATTTTTGTAAATCTTAATAAAATATCACTAGTTACATATAATGAAATCCAAGACTATATTAATTTCGTTAAAAAACAAGAAACATATATTAATAAAGATGAAAAATTGAAAAAGGATTTGGAAACAATTTATTTTAAAGATAATAAAGATAACATTAGTAATAGTGTAAGTAATGTTACACCCTAAAGAAGAATTGTGCTCACCTATTAAATTAGACGAGTTAGCACACTATATGTTATATGATTTAAAAAAATTTAGTGTTAATCCTAGCACTAATGTTAGCACTAATGTTAGCACTAATGTTACTACTAATGTTAGTAATTCTAATTATAATAAAAAGTATAATATGTCAATTACTCCCAATATTCCAATGAGTAAAGTTAAAATAAATTATAGTAAAAAATATAGCAAATACAACGAACCCTTTAAAATCACTAATCATAAAAATTTTCAAGATAAATTATTTTGGTTATTTTACAAAATTATTAATAATTTTGTTGATAGTGATTTGGAAAATATTAATTCTTTTAAAGTTATGAAAGACTTTAAATTTGGTGTTGTTGAAAAATTGCGAAGTCAAAAAAATAGTTTAAAACATTTCAAAATAAGTAAATCGTTTGTGGAAGACGATTTAACTAATAATGAAAAAATAAGTTTTAAAACATTTCATGCCTTATGTATATTACATTTAATTAATGTAATAATTATAAGAACCAATAACACGTATTGTGTTTTATGTAGTAATAACGATAACGATGAAAAAGTTTATAATTTACAAAATTATAAAGTCTTACAACTATCAAATGAAAAAATGAGTGCGCAGTTTAATAATTTTGATGTAGAGTTACTAAATGGCTCAATCAGTGAAGAAGAATTACAAAGTTATTTATCTAATTATTTTTATATTGAAAATATAGAAAAACCATTAAAAGCATTTTCAAGCTATAAACTTGATGAGTTAATTAAAATAGCAGAGCAATTAAATATTGCAATATGTGATGAAAATGGAAAAAAGAAAAAAAAACAAGATTATTATGAACAAATAGCACAGAAAATTGCTTAGCTAATTCTTTATTGTATTTCTTAAATGGTTGTTTAAATTATTATTCAATATCAACATGTGTTATCATGTGTCTACGACAACAACTTTTTTTTAAATTAAGAAGGTCAAGCACTTCTCCTTCAGGTGTTTTGTCCATATAATCTTTTGTTAAATATACTACTTTGTCAAGTTCGAGTGATTTATCTATTTTGCGTTTTTGAACTTCGCGTTGATAAAATCTATATTTATTACCTAATACTTTACCACAAGTGAAACATTTTACTGGAATAATCATACTAAACTATTATATTATATTATTAAAATATAATAGTTTTATATTTCAATTTTTAAAAATAATATATACCAATAACTATGAAAATATGCATTATAATATTATAGTATTATAGTATTATAGTATTATACTATTTATACTATTTATACTATTTATTGTATAATAAGATTAGTTTTTTTCTTTTCTTTTTCTTGCTGCTCTTCAAATCCTTCATAAACAGCAAATCTGTTTAATTTTAATGTGTCATTAGAGGTCATACTAATATTGAAATAACTTAATAATATTATACTTAACACTACCGCAAATATAATAAAAATAATTGTTTGTGTCATCTTTGCAAATCTGCTTGCCATATTGGTTGTATATATTAATATTATAAAATATATATTATAAACTACAAAATATATATTATAAAATTGAATTGTTTTAATTTTATAATGTTATTTTATAAACTAAATAATGATTCAACATCAAGATTGGAATAGCATTAAATTTACTAGTGCTATATCAAATAATAATGCTAAAAAAGTTACTTTTAAGAAAGCTAGTGTTCCAGAAGTAATATTTATGGATGCTCCTAAACAACTAGGACAATTAATCTCTCAAGCCAGATTAAGTCAATTAAAAAATCAGAAGCAATTTGCTGCACTTATTGGAGTAGCTCCACAAATGTTGGCGCGATGGGAAGCAAATAAAGAAGCACCTAATAATGCGCAAATTGCTAATATTGAAAAGCTTACCAAGGTTAAACTTCCTAGGTGTCAAAAAACGATTGTTACTGAGTAATAAAACTTATTTTCAACTTCTTAGGTTCTTAGGTTCTTAGTGTATTATTTTTTTTGGTTTTTTCTGGCTTTTTGGTTTTTTCTGGCTTTTTGGTTTTTTGTAGCTTTTTGGCTTTTTGTAGCTTTTTGATTTTTTATAGCTTTTACTTTTTTTATGCAATGTTTTATGAAGACCTTGAGCCGTGTTTTTTGCTTTTTTTTCTTTTTCTCGTTCTATTATTTTTTTTAATTCATCATAGACTCTATTAATTAAGTCCCTATCAACTAACTCATTATCTGTAACGCTTTTAGTAAATGGACGAACGAAGCTAATTGTATTGAATTCAGGCAAAATAGTAATGTCATCACCGCGCTCCGCTCTAATTTTATTTAACGCTTTAATTAAATAAAAACTAAGATGCTGTCTAGTTAATGCTCTATGTTTTTTTTGTAATTGTACAAGTCTTTTATCTCGTGGGGCATCAATCTTGGCATCTTGTTCTCTTGTAAATTCCGTATATGCGTCTTTATAAGTTATAAATTCAAATACTTTAAATCCTATACTAAATCTATGTTTAGAAAGATGCGATTTTATTAATGGTATAGCTTTAAAGTCTGATAGATTTGCTACATAATTTGTACGAACAACTTTTGAAAGTGCATTATTTTTTGGTTCACTAACTTCATAATAAAAGTCCCTTAAGTTAGCTTTACTTTGCAAATATGTTGTTGGTGGTTCAAATGTTAGTGTTTCTGTTGGTGGTTCAAATGTTGGTGTTTCTGTTAGTAATTCTCTTAGTGTTTTTCGGGGCTGTGAAGTTAAGTCATTAAGCCTTCTCATAATTTGTTCTGTGCTCATGTTCGTATTAGTACTTACTACTTTTGGGTTAATATTAGTACTTACTACTTTTGGGTTAATGTGCTTAACATTTGGTGGAAGAATTGTGTCTGATGTTACAAGTCTTACACTAGTTGATGGAATAGTAGTGATTGGTGTTACAAGTCTTGTGCTAGTTGGTTCTGGATTGTCAGGATTCGCTAGTTGTTTTGCGTGGTTATATGCCCTCTTATAATCAGATATTAATGTTTCTAAATCCCTTTCAACCAAACATGAAAATATATAAATTTTTATTACACAATTGGGTTCATAATATGTAATACAGTGTGCTTTAATAACTTTTACAGCTTCGCTCAATAAAATTGGACCACATTTACTTGTATTACTATTAGGATCATAGTTATAATCTCTTAATTGCTCTTTGTAATAGGGACTATATTTATTCTCACAATCATAGGGTAAATAAAAACTATTAGAAACAATTGAACTACATGCACAATTTTTTGTATTTTTAGCATCAATATTATAAATTATTTCTTTTTTTCGTGAACCAGTAGTTCTAAGTGCTTCTGGAATACAATGTGTTATACCTGTGTAAAAATGTGCTGGAGTATTACTATCGGGTGTAAAAAATAGTTCAGGAAATTTATTAATTTCTCCATCTTTATGACTAAACTTAAAAGCAGGACTGAGAGACTGTTCTAGTTCATCTTTATAATTTTTACATACAAAATCCGACTCTGTTGTATACATAGGAATGCACTTTCCTAAAGTATCATGTGTATATAGTTCAACATTTTCTGGTATGGTAATAGCAAAATATTTTTTTGTTGGTGGAGTACCTAAGATAGATGTGAGCATATTTCCATGTGCGGCAATAACATATGTTGCTTCACGTATTGTGCTATATTTCAGAGACTTTGGAGATTGCGCCATATTATATTATTATGTTATAATAATAAAATATAAAAACTTTTTTATTTTACAATGGAAGCAATTTGTAGCCATCACTAGTCTTTGTTATTCTAAATTCACTGTTTAAATTGTGAATTTTATGATGACAAGCTTCGCATATATTTATTAAATTGGCTTTATGGTTTTTATTAAATTCGCCATTAATAATTCCATTTTTAGCATTTTTCTGATATTGTAAATGGTGGATTTCTGTCCCTTCGTTGTCACAACATAATTCACACATTCCGCGCAATTTATTTGCATTATAATGACTTTTTTTTGCCTCTAATACACTAGTAGTATTATGCGTTTTATTATATTTGTTTCGAATAGCATATGCTCGCTCAATAAAATCGTCAGGCAAAGCCAGCGATTTACATACTTCTAGTCCATACATAGATTCTCCGTGTCCATGTCTCAACTTTCTATCATATATTAATGTGTTTTTTTCACGGTCAAATAATACACACATATGATAGGCATCAAGTTTATCTAGACTTTTAATTTCTTCATATTCCAATATTTCGTGAAAATGTGTCGCAAATAAGAAGGTGCTTTGCAGTGCATGTAATCTCTCTAAGCTCGCTACAAAAATACTTAATGCTGATGTAGTTTCTGTTCCGCTACATAATTCATCGCCTAAAATAATACTGTTACTATTCGCATTTTTCATAATTGTTCGTAATTCACACATTTCCACAGCAAAAGTAGAGAGACCTTTGAAAATATTGTCGTTACCCAAAATGCGCGTAAATAAATATTCGTATGGATAATATGTAAATTCTTCGCATGGAACATGCATTCCAGCTTGAGCCATTATAATGGCTATTCCAATTGACTTAATAAAGCTTGTTTTTCCAACGGCATTTGTACCATATAATAAAATTCCATGCGTACTTGTTCCTAGCTCTAAATCGTTTGTTACATATAATTCGTGTGCATTTAAATGCTCAATTAAACAGTGTCTAAGCTTTTTAAAATTAACATATGACTTTGTTATTAGAATAGGGTCGTTTACAATCTGTGGTTTACAATAATTATATTTTAACGCATTATAAGCTTTTACATAACATACATCACTTAATGCTACAAATTGAGAGATTGACCCAAGTAGTGAAGTATTTTTATTTGTACTTGTGTTTTTTAAAGCAGTATAATAACTAGCTGTTAAATTATTGAATTCACCAATAATAGTTTTATAAGTAGCGCCTAGTTCTTCAATTAACCAATCTCTCGAGTTTTGTATAGCATGAGTTAAACTGCTAATTTGGCTTGATATTATTACATTGTTACTATTGTTTGAACCGTGGCTTTTAAAATCAATAAGTGTTAAGTCTAGTTCAATAATTTCATTAGTTTTGCTATATTTTGAATAATAACATATACTATATTTTGAGCCAGACTTGTCAATAAGGTTGCCAATTAGCGTTTTTAATAATAATGACCTGCGCTTTGTAATAATCAATAGCGCATCGCTTTTGGCTGTTTCATGAATTTTAACATAATTATAGGCTAATGAAGGCGCACCAATCTCTCCCAATTCATTATTTGTTTTTGGATTATTTAACAAATCACTATTTTGAACAGGAATTACTTCGTCGTCGTCATCATCGCCGTCTTTATTAACTAGTGTTTTCTTGGCATTTTTCGCCTTGGTACTTTTCGTTGTTAGTGAGGCACTTGTTCCGGTCTTTTGTTTCTCATAATCTCTCAACAAATCGCATAAAAAATGGACAATTGCGCCTAATTGTTCTTGTGAATCATAACAGTTCTTAAATAGTTTATCTAATTTTTTATTATAAGTTTTATTGATAAAGTCGAGTTCATACAGGCTATAACTAACAAACTTATCACAAGTAATAGAGGCAAGTTTATTCAAATCAAATACTTTCTCAATATAGCTATTGAGATAGCTAACGCTAGCACAAATGTCGCAATTTACTAGACTACTAATATAAGAATAAAGTAACTCATTTGATTTAGAAGTTCTAATTTTTTCATATAATATTGAAATATTAGAGAGATTCGCATACAATGTTCCAAAGTCCTTAGGGTCTAACTTATACATATTGAGTTTCCGCTCAAACTTCTCAATATCTCTCACATTTAATAAATAATGACCAATAATTTTATAAAATTTTGTGTCTATTAATTCTTGTGTTACATCATAACTTGCATTTAAACTAGCAATATTATTTATTGGATGTAATAAATCATAGGCAAATTTGCGCCGCCCTGCATTTGTAATTGTGTTATTTAAAAAATTAGCTACACATCCTAATTTGCCATTATAGCGCTGGTCACTAATCATATTTAATTGTTTGAGAGAATGGTTTGCTAAAATTAATTGATTGTTAATATTTTCAAAATGCGGATAGTCAATTGCTTTAATTAATGCTGGATTGTGTTTTTCAATAAACACTAACAAAAAACACAAGCTTTGATTGGCAACACTATAATTTTGAAATTCAGATTTGCCTCTATAAGAGCCTGCTCCATATATTTTATCTATTAATGTTTCTTGATATAACTGTTTTTCGCAATTTTGCGCAATCGTCTCAAAGCTAGTTATATTTGTATTTGTATTTGTATTTGTATTTGTATTTGTATTTGTATCTTCCTCTTCTATTAAATAAACCTTGTGAATTTTTGCTGAATTAATATTTGCGTAACTAATAACATCATCAATAAAATGACTATGTTCACCATTTTGACTATTTTTATTAGTAATAATAATTAGTTCGCATGGATTATAAATAGAAATGTATTTTTCAAGTTGGTCATATGTTGTTGGGCTATTGCTATAATTAATAGTATATTCATAGCTTACAAGCTTTCCTGTAATAATATCTATTAATGTTAATCCAAGCGTAATCATGTCTTCTTTAACAATTCTGTTTTTTTTGCTATAGTGTATCCATATACACATTGTATTATTGCTCAAAGATTCATTTGCTCCGCCTTGACTATAATAGTCATTGTTATCAAAATATGTTCCGGGCGAATATATACATCCCAAACTGCGAGTAGTTTTAGAGGCTTGTTTATCTTGAATATACACAACGATTGTGTATCCATGAAGCAACATTTTTCTAACATATTTGTCTAATTGAGTTACTCCAAATCCAGCCATTACAATATTTTGTTCGTCAACACAAGTATTTTTATTAGCAATTATCATATCGTTAATTTGTGTAAAATCTAGAATATCACTTCCTTCATAAACACCTTCTGCCTTTTTTATAGCATAACATTCGTAAAAACTGCCCACTTCCATTAAAACTAATGTTTTTGTGCCATAAAGTACTTTATAGTGTTTTGTATATTCTAAATATTCTTTTACCAAAGTCATAAGATTATTTTATTGATTATCATAATAATTAATAAAATAGCTTTAAATGTTATTGCTTTAAATGTTAACTCTATAAATATTATTACCTAACATATTTACTTGCCTTAGCAAATGAATCTAATACAAACAGTATAAATATTCCTAAAAATAAATATAATATTAATTCTTCTGTAATATAATTTGTTTTTTCATTATGTTGTTCTTCTAACAAATGAATTATATATTCCAATTTTGATAAGAGTTTGTTATTATCATAATTTAGTGAATTAGCAGCTTGTGAAGATGGATTATATTTTAAATTATAACTATCATTAAAATTTGAGAAGTCACCAGTTTTTGCTATATTTCCTAATAAGGTCGAATTAAATGAATTGTTATTTGATGTAGGAGTTTGTCCTAGTCCTTGATTAGTAGTTTGTCCTAATACTTCACTTTGTGTGTTATTTAATTCATTGTTATTAAAAAAGACATTGTGTGGTATATTGTTTCCCGATTGTCTCATTTTTTGAATCTTCTCTAGTTCGCTATTTAAACTACTTGTTAATGATTTGCTAATACTTTCATCTATAACATTTGCGCTATAGTTATTATTATTACTATATTCATCGTCTTCCTCATTATTGTCATGTATTTTTGACATTAAATTTCCTAAAGTAGTTATTTTATCTTTTGCTAACTCAGTATTTTTTGTGTTAGGAATATTAGTAGTGCTAAAGTCTACTGATTTTTTATTTTTTAATGTTCTATTAGCATTTTTAACTAATTTTGATTCTAATAAATTGGAATTTTCAGAATCAAGTGGAGCCGGATTTAGTTGAAGCATATTATTATATTGTTATAAAAAAATAAGATTATATTATTCTCAAAAACTACTAAATAACTCTATTTTAAATGAAAAGAAAAAATGAAAGGAAAAATGAAAGGAAAAAATGAAAGGAAACTATTTAGTAATTACTATTTATGTTTACAATAATATTAATATTATTTATAAAAATATATTAATATTCTAGTAATATAATAATAATAATAGTTTAAATAATGTTTAAATTATTCAAAAAATTCAAAAAATTTAAATTTACAGATTCAATAAATTCAATAAGTAATTTGAAGCAAGATTTAAATACAAATAAACTATTAGCTGGTTTTGTTATGATTGTTATGAATATTGGGTCGCGTTATATTGAATTAAAATTAACAAAAGGACAAGAGCTATTATTAAAAAATATTGCTCGAGAAGTCCTAATTTTTACAATTGCTTTTATTAATACAAAAGATATTGTTAGCTCTATTATTATTACTCTTATTTTTATAATATTGGCAAATTATTTATTAAATGAAGAATCAAAATATAATATATTACCAAATAAGTATAAACAATTATCTCAAATAACTAGTAATAATGATAAAATTGTCAGTGATTATGATATTAGTAATGCATATGAAACATTGAAAAAAGCTAAGCAGCAAATAAATAATTATAATAAATTACAAATAATTGAGTCTTTTAATAATGTTAGTTATTTTTAAATTTAATATTTATATAATATAGTTTAAGTAATAGAATGTCAAATCCTCAAACAATAGTGGTAGAGCAAACAGATACACCTGAATCTCAAGAAGAAGAAGCCAGAAAAAAAGCCATAGAAGAAGAAAAAGCTAAATTAGCTAAAATAGAAAAAGCTAAAACTATACGGCAAAACCAAGAATATATAGTCCACATTGAATTAACAGATCAAAATAATAATGTTTTTAATATTGACAATACTAATCACAATTATGGAGGTGAAAGTAATATTATATTAAAAGATGCTGAATATTCAACAGGTGATGTTTCAGGATATACAATCAAAATGAATAGAGATAATTATTATATTGATAGTTCGGTTATTCAAGAACTTAAACAGATTTTTAATAATCTGTTTAAAACTAACTATATTATACCAACTCCTAAAGATCCAAATATGCGATATCCAATTGATATTAGTCAAGTACAAATGCTTATGAATAATACAACCAACTTTGTTGAACTACATAAAGTGTTTACAAGTAAACCTTATATTAGAATAATTAAAGATAATATAATAAATTTTAGTTCAGGAGCCTATCAAAATGATAGAAGAATTGCACCTATTAATAGAAATGATATTATGAACAGGATTGTGTCAGACAATTTTAAATATATTAATAATAGTAAAAAAACAGCCGACTTTAATGACGATGAAATACAAGATGCATTAATGTTTAACAATATAATGTATATTTTAAAAAACATATTTTTAAAAAGAGAAACTATTTTGATAAATATTCAATGTGAAAAATTTTATGTTGATGAAATAGCATTTTATGATTTACCATTTGTTCATATGAAAAAAAAAGACTATACTGGGAAAGATAGAATAGTAAATATTTATTTAAAAGTTAAAACTACTCCCATTATTGATATTCCAACGTTGAAAATTCATTATATAATGGACGACTTAGAAATTTCAAGTATTAAAACAAATGCACCTACACAATTATATCCTAAAGATTTAAATGCTGAGTTAACAAATTTTAATATGATATATTTATTTAACAAAATTAGATATAAAAAAGAAAATGATAACATAAATGCATTTTTTCAGAGCATGAAAAATGAAAAAAGAGTTAATAACAATTTAGAAGTATTTGTTAATGCAGACATTGTAAATAAATATAATAAGAAATTTACCAAAAAAAGTAATAATAGTAATAATAGTAGTAAATGTAACAATAATAACAATGATGCAAACGATGATAACGACTCAAACAAAGACGCTCCAATTATAAGTGAAAATATTATATATTTGCTTCGTGAAAAATTCAATTTATTTGATAATCAAGTACAAATTAATAATAATCTTATAGATGACACGTATATTGTTTATAAGACTAGTAAACAAGCGCCTGTTACATATCATAGTATTATGACAAATAAAAAATACACTAAATATGATAATCCAAAGAAGAATCAAACAATAACCATAATTTTAGAACAACATTTAAAAAAATATGGTAGTGATTTTTCTAACAATAATTTTTTTTACATCGATAAATCAAATGACTCACGTTTAAACAATGTAACATATAATATTGTAGTTATTTTTAGAACATATAAAAATGATGGTTCCAATAAAAAACCTTCCATTGCACGCCGCTTTATTGCCGATGAATGTTTGTCTAAAGCAGGAACATTAGATAATATATTTTCAAAATTATTTTATAGAAGTTTTGGACTACCTGACAAATTTTTATATGTTAAGTTAAGTAATATGAATAAAAATGCTATAGAAAGTGCTAGTAATGCCATATCAAGTGCTACTAACGCAATAGCAAATACTACTAACGCTACTAAGCCCATCAATGAAAAAAAAGGAGGAAAAAAATATAGCACAAAAAAATATAATACAAAAAAATATAGCACAAAAAAATATAATACAAAAAAATATAATACAAAAAAATATAATACAAAAAAATATAGCACAAAAAAATATAATACAAAAAAATATAATACAAAAAAATATAGCACAAAAAAATATAGCACAAAAAAATATAGCACAAAAAAATATAGCACAAAAAAATATAGCACAAAAAAATAATAATAGTATATATTATAAAATGCCTAAACTCGATCATGTAATAATAAGACCAAATATTCGCGCCATATTAAACATTTTACCTATACTCACTATTACAAAATTTTTTAAGAAACTATTTTCATTTGTATTAATAAAAAAACCAGAATCCATTATATATTTAGCGCTTGGCTTAGTGTTAATGTACATTCTTATTTATTATGTTTTGCCCACAAATATGGTGTTTAAAGAGAATTTTGACCTATTTAATAGCAGTTCTAGTATTGATTCAATGAACAATGATAAATCAACAAAATTAGTCTATTTTTATATGAATGGTTGTGGTCATTGTAAGAATTTTACACCAACTTGGGATAAATTTTGTTCTGCAAATTCTAGCACTATTAAAACGTATAAATTTGAACAAGCACAAGTACGGGAGCAAATAGACACTTATGCTATTTCTGGATTCCCAGCAATTTTACTATTAGATGAAAATAATGCTAAAATAGATGAATATAATGGACAACGAACAATTGAAGGTTTAACAAGCTATGTGAATAGTCACGCTTCGCGTAGTTAGATAATAGTGAAGTATAAAATAGTCATCTAGAAAACAGGTAAAAAAATTAAACTATTACGTTTATACCTTTAAATATTTAAACATTTAAATGTTTAAACATTTAAATCACCGAAATAAATATTTTTGGTTCACAATAAAACTTATAATTCTTATAATGCTCATACAAATCACTACTTATTTCATGTT